AAATGGGGTGGCGATCACGGATGCCGCCACAGTTGGGCAGACGAACACCGCTATCCAGGCATTCACTGGGTCCGTTGGGCCGATCGTTTTTCGCAACAAACTGATCAATGGGAATTTCGCGATCAACCAGCGCGTCTACGGCTCCGGCGTCGCGACGACAGTTGCGAACCAGGTGACGGTTGATCGTTGGCGGGTTGTCACCATTGGGCAGAGCATTACCTTCGGGGCGGCTGCACCTGATCGTGTGGTTACCGCACCAGCGGGCGGCCTGGAACAGGTGATTCCAGCTGCCGTCATCAGTACGGCTGGCGTCTACACCCTCGCATGGACTGGCACAGCCACCGCAACAGTGAACGGCACTCCGATCATCAGCGGCGGCAATACGGCGTCACTTCCTGTAAACACCGCCGTCACGATCCGATTCATTTCTGGCACGGTGGATCGCGCGCAGTTCGAGATCGGCACCGTGGCCACAACTTTCGAGCGGCGAGATGACCTCGAACTGTTGCTGTGCCAGCGCGACTACGCCAAGAGCTACGCACAAGCAACTGCGCCGGGGACAGCGGGTGCGCTCGGTTCTGAGCAGAGCTACGGGAATCTCGCGGGCAGTATTTCCATGAAGATTGCGCTGCCGGTCGTGATGCGCTCCGCGCCGACGATTTCCCTGTGGAGCAACAACGGCGTTGCCAATCAGTGGGTTGCTTTCACGGGCGCCGGTGTCGCGACCAGCTATGCGGCCACCAGTGCGAACATCGCAGATCGAAACTTCAGCGTTTCGCTCACTCCTGCTTCTGGCGAGGTTTTCTTTTCGGGCCAATGGGTCGCGGCGACCGGGTTCTGAGATGTACACCCTCTACCCCACCTCAGTGTTGCGGGAAGACGGGGCATGGATTCCGTTGGACGAACTGAATCCCGACTACATCGCCTACCTCGAATGGGCGCAGAGCAACACCGCAGAACTTCCGCAGCAGCCGTCTGTGCCCGAACTGATCCTGAAGGCCAAGGCCGAGACGCGCATCCAGCGCCAGCCAATCATCACCGTGTGCGACGGGCTGCAAGCCTCCGCTCTGTCTAAAGGCGATCTTTCACTGGCCCAGACCATCGAGACGGCGAAACAGGCCCTGCGCGACATCACCGACCTGGTGCTGTACGACTGCACGACCTATGAGCAGATGCGGCAGAAGACCCTCATCCGCTACGCCCAGATCGCGAGCGCGTCACCGGCCCTCAAGGCTGCATTCAGCGAAGCACTCAAGTGACCTACATCCTCATCCCCCTGGCCCTGCTGCTGTCCGTCTGGCTGCTGTGGGTCTTCTACGCCGCGGTCATGCGCCTGAAGATGATCCGCGATGTCGGCGGGCTCGAAGGCAAGCCGTGGATCAAGGCATTCGGCTACACGACGCTGGCCGTGGGCCTGGTGCTCGACTTCTTCGTGAACGTGATCGCCGGCACGCTGGTCTTCCGCGAGCTGCCGCGCGAGTGGACGCTGTCCAGCCGGCTCTGGCGTCTGAGCAACGGACCGCCGAGTTGGCGGCAGCGGTGGGCGCTTGCGATCCGCGTTGCTTTGCTCGATGAAATTGATCCTCAAGGTATCCACCGAGGCTAAAAGATGACTCTCGATCTCGATACCGTACTAGTCAAAGCGGCGGGCCTGGCAGGGGCGCTCGTCTCCATGAAGTTCCTGCAAGGCACCTGGCCGGCGCGCTTCACCACGGCTCTCTGCGGCGCGCTGATGAGCTTCTACGCTGCGCCGTACATGTCCGGACGCATCGGCATCCCTGAGGGGCTGGGAGGCTTCCTGCTGGGCATGTTCGGCATGGCGATTGCCTCCCGCGTTTGGGAATGGCTGCAAGCAACGCCGGTAGCGGCATTCTGGCAAATCATCCTCGACTGGATGAAGCGCAAGGCTGGAGTCTGATATGGAAAACATCATCATCACAGTGCAGGCGGCTGCTTCGGTCATCTGCTGGTTCATTGCAGCCGCGGGGGCCACTGTCGCAGTGTTCTCCCGGCGCATCAATGACACCGTCATGGAGCGCATCGGCCTTGTTGCTATCGCCATCGGATGCATCGGAACAGCGTGCCGAATCATCAAAGCGGGCTGGATTAGTGACGGCGGGATGTTCCTGTCGGCCTCTCTGGCTTTCTACGTGTGCGCGCTGTTCTGGAAGCACTGGCACAAACTCTCCGGCTCTAATGCCGACAAGAAAGGCATCCTGTGAAAACCTCAAAGGCCGGGGTCGATCTCATCAAGCGCTTCGAGTCGTGCAAGCTGCTTGCCTACCCTGACCCGAAGACAGGAGGGGCACCGTGGACCGTTGGCTGGGGCGCAACGGGCGCCGGCATCGGCCCGGGCACGGTCTGGGAGCAGAACCAGGCCGACGAGCGGCTGATGCGGGACATCGGCGAGCGTGAGGACCTAGTTAACGATGCTGTCACTGTGCCGCTCACTCAAGGCCAGTTCGATGCGATGGTCAGCATCGTGTTCAACGTGGGGCAGGGCTCCAGTTCGCGGGACGGCCTCATTCGACTCAAGGATGGCCGGCCGTCAACGCTGCTGCGCAAGCTGAATGCCGGTGACTATGCAGGCGCCTCGCTGGCGTTCGACTCGTGGATAAGCCCGGGGAGCAACGTCGAAAAGGGCCTGCGCCGGCGCCGTACCGCAGAGCGCGCGGTGTTCGAGTCATGACGAACATCTGCTGCCTGTGTGACTCTGCCGGCCACGAGTCGGGGCAGTGCAAGTGGAGGCTGGCATGGCGCTGCTCCTGAACCCAAGGGTCTGGGCTGCCATCGCAATCGCTGCAGCGCTGGCGTTCTCGCACTTCTTCGTCTACAGGGCAGGGAAGGCGAACGTCCGGGCCGACTTCGATGCGTACCGGATCGCCCAGACTATCGCCCTGCAGAAAGCGGACGCTGCCAACCGCGCCAAGGAACAGGAATGGCAGGACTCGGCCAACCAGACCACGAAAGACAAAGATGAAGCCATCCAGAACATCCGCGCTCGTCTTGACGATGCTATTGGCAAGCTGCACGACCGTCCCCAGCGTCCCGCCAGTGGCCCAGTGCCCGCGTCCTCCTGCGATGGCAAAGGAGCCACTGGGGCCGGAATTTACGCCCAGGATGCAGAGTTTCTTGTCCGGGAAGCTGCCCGAGCCGATCTCCTACGCGCTGCCCTTGGGGCGTGCTATTCCCAGTACGACGCACTGACGAAATAGCCCTGGCGCGGATTCCGCCCACCTAGTGCGGATAGCCGAGCGGGCTGGTGCGGTACTGGGGCGGGGTCAGGGCTTGGCCTGCGCAGCTATGTCTTCCGGCCATGCAAAGGCGGTCGGGAACTGCATATCGGCAGGGCTGGCGTCGTGTGATCCGATCTTGGCATGCGTGCTCCAGCATTCGCCGGTCAGGTGCCCCTCCTTGCGGCAGTTGTCGCACCACTTCCAGACTGGCGGCGCATCGCTTGCCAGCGGCTCAGGGGCTTCGTTTCGTTGGTAGGTCATGCTCGTGCCTTTCTCAAATACATGCGGTAGGAATGCATGCGTAAGTTATTGATTTCATTGAGTCGATATGCATCGTTTCGCATTGCCGCCAACACCATCTGTTTTCACTGTTTATTCAATTGAATCAACAACTTAGTTCGATTTCGCTGATATTCTCGGGCAGTATTTCCAATTAGCTTGAAACCCGCATGGATGCTGGTGGCGGTAGGAATTCGGTCCGAACTCGGTCCGAACTCAGACGATCTTCACCTTCTTGAATTCGGCGCCACGGTTGTTCTCGTAGAGGCTCGCGGAGCTGTCGGCCAAGTGCCCCAAAAGCGCCTTCGTGTCGATGTTGCCCTGCTCAAGATACAGCCGCTTGCACAGACTGCGCAGCTCATGGAAGGTCGGCAGATTCTCGCCTTCGCCCAGTGCTTTCACCACCCAATCGGTGAATCGCCCGCTGATGGAACTGAGCGAGATCTTCAGACCGGGCGCCCCTCGGCCAGTGTGCTCCGTCTGGTGAATCATGTACTGGCTGACCACGCCAGTTCGGCGACAAGCAGCGATGGCATCCTTCAGGCTCACCTTCATGACTTGAGAGTAAAGCTCTAGCGGGATCGCGATCTTCACCCGGCCCTGCGACTTCTTCGGCGCGACCAGCAGGTGATCATCGACCACATCGGTGAACTTGAGGCCCGCGATGTCTTCGCGACGCAGGCCAGTCAGCACCCCCAGCAGCGTTGCATTGCGAAGCCACGTAGGCCCACCCTGCAGCGCAGCCCACACCTTCAGGAACGCAGCTTCCGTGAAGCGCGAGCGGACAACTGCAGACTTTTGTGTCTCCGTCACCAGGGCCGGATTGGTCTCCATGTAGCCCTTGGTGATCGCCTTTCCGAACGCAGCAATCAGGACTGCTCGAGCTACCTGTGCAGTGCTCTTGCCGCGCTTCTTCGCAATCGAATCCAGCGCCTTCGCGGTGTCCTGTACGGTCAGCCGCCCCAGCGCGAGATCGCCCATTTCTTCAACGATGGCCTTGGACTTGGACCTGTAGCTGATCATGGTGTTCTTCGCGAGCGTTAGTTCGCCATACCACTCGTCGAGCCAGACTCGGACGGTCTTGTCCTTCTCCTGAAGCCTATCGATCAGTCGCGCTTGACCGGTCTGCCCTGCGGCCCACAGGTTGGCCTCTATGACCTGCAGGCGAGCGTCGGCGAGCGTCACGCGACCAATGACCGCGTACTTCTTGGTGAGCGGGTTGAACCACATGTAGTAGCCGGGGCGCGACTCGTGAAGGCCAACAGGCCAATCCCTTCGCCCCTTCGCGCGTGGACGTGCTGCCATCAAGCTGCTCGCAGTCTGGAAAGAAGGTTGCCCGACTGGACAACCTCGGTGATGTGCTGGGCCGTGGGCTCGACATAGTAGGTGCGCCCGATCTTGATCGGTGTCGGGACGATGCGGCCCTGTCGCGCCCAGATGCGCAACGTGTTCTCGACGGGCGGCTGCTCGAAGTGCCGAGCGGCCCATGCGGTGAGTGTGACTTTCATGTCCCATCCCCCTCGCGAGCGGCAGAGGCGGCGAGAGTTTCCGAGCACACCTTGCAAGCCACTCGGCGCTTGTGGCCCATGAACTGGCGCTGGCACCGATAGCAGGTGTTGAAATAGTGGCCGTTGTCGTGCGCATAGTCTTCCGGCCAAGAGCGTTCCTCGGTCGTAGCGAGCTTGATCAGTCGCCAGCCTTCGGGAGCTTTTCGAATTTGATCTTCACTCGATACCCCAGCGCCTCGGCTATTGCATTCAGCACCGTCTCGCTGATGGTCTGCTTGCCCAGTTCGATCATGCAGATGCTGGTCCGTTCCAACCCCACGCGTTGTGCCAGTTGCGCCTGTGTCAGGCCGTGCATCTTGCGCAGCGTTCGGATCATCTTGCACAGATCTGTCTTCATGATTCCCTTTTGCTTGAATGGCCGCGCGGATGGCCTCGCGCACCTGGTCGGCGGTGTAGAAGTCCTCGCTTGATGTGAAGGTGCTCTTGTTGCGGAATGCCCTGACAGGCTTCGGCATCAGCGCCTCGATGTAGCCCTCTGCGGGGTTGCTGGCATTGGGGAGGGAGGGGGCGGTGGTCATGAGGGATCCTCTGCTTCCATTTCCATTTGAGCCAGCCGGTTGGCCTTGGCATCAGCCAATGCGTTGTGCGGCAGTTGGGATACGCCCTCAAGGTCGCGGCGCACCTCCATCGACAATGGGGGCGTGTTGATGCGCAGACCCGGGCCAGTGATCAGCGCACGGCAGAAGTGCTCGATGTCCTCGGGCCAGTCAGCGACGACATGCACCCAGTCATACAAGGACAGCCACGCCTGAAGCCGCGCCTGCAGAAGCTGCAATGGGATGGGCGCTTGCCCAAGGATCGGCATGACGTTCACCGCCACCCAAGGGCCGGGCTTCTTGCACTCCAGCACCTCGTAGAACTCGCGCCCCATCTCGTCTACCAACGCGAGCGAGATCAAAGCGCCTCGGAACTCGTTGAATTCGGTGTCGATCCAGACTCTCATTCCGTCTTCCCCCCATCCTGCAGAGCACTGAGGGCTGAGTCGATTGCGGCGCGGCGTGCCTTTTCTTCGCCTTGGTGCCACCAGTGCATGCCAACGGCCTCGCAGATGGCGTTGAATGCGCGGTCCTGCGCCACGCCTCCGTGCTGTCGCATATCGAGTGCGTAGTGATAGTCGCTGATCGCCTGCTTGACGGCCAGCAGCGCCGCGATAACCGCATCCTTCTCTGCCGCTTGCGCACTGAGCGCGGCTTCGGCTGCGCGGTAGCAGGCGTTCCAGCCGTCGCGGTGGTCCGGATTGATGTGCGAGGCCTGGTGGTGGTACGGCGCAAACTCGTTGCCGCACTTCCATGCAACTGGCGCCTCCACGCTCTGCATGCCGTGCAGGGAAGAGGGGAGTGGGGAGAGTTTGGGGGTCATGCGGTTGTCTCCATCAGGGCTGCGATGACTTCCGCGGCAACTTGCGGAACGATTGCATTGCCGTAGCCCCGCAGGAGAGGTGCGCGAGCTGGTAGCCCATCAACCAGCAAGGGAATCCGGGGTTCAACACGCCGCGCTTTCCCGTCGTGGCTGATGAGCCATAGAGCGCCGTCCCATGCACGAACACCGCCGAGCACAACGTCACTTCGCCCTTCGCCACCTTCGCCTGTGCAGCGGGTGAGAAGTTCGCGTGCTTCGCGTTCTGTGCTGTCGGTGTTGGCCAAGTTGCCGTGTGATAAGCCTGTGCTGGCAGTGGCTGTCCGCCCGCCCCGAAGCTCTGGTTCGGCCCACCCTTCTCGCCGTCCGACGCTCGGGGGGTGCTCCAGTACGCCGCAGTCGCTGCGACCTGCCTCGGCAGTTGGTCGCAGCGACTGCGGCCGTCCGGCCTGGTTAGCGACATGCCCGGTGTGTCCTTGTGATCCCGAGTCGTCGGCGTGATCCAGTAGGCAGTCGGAACCGACGAAGAAGAGTCGATCTCGACGGTGCGGGGCGTTGACGGCACAAGCCGGGACAACAACACCCCGGCAGGCGTAGGCGATGCTTTCCATGTCAGAGCGCACTCCGTCGAACCAATCCTTGCCAATCGCTGCCGCAACCTGTTCTCCCACGATTGCAGCGGGCCGGCAGGTACGGGCGAGGTTGAAAAAGTAGGGCCATAGGTGCCGTTCATCAGCAGTTCCGGCTCCTTTGCCGGCGACCGAGAACGGCTGACACGGGCAGGAGACGGTCCAGATTTCGCGGTCGTCGGGCCAGCCGGCAAGACGGCAGGCAATTCCCCATCCTCCAACGCCGGCAAAGAAATGACGCTGGGCGTATCCCACAAGGTCAGTTGGTTCAACATCGACAATGCTCCTGTCGTCTACGTGGCCGTAGGGGATGAGGTCTTCTTTGATGAGCTCGCGCAGCCAGGCCGCAGCCTTCTGGTCGAACTCGTTGTAGTACGCCGGCTCAGCCATTCCCGCCCCCCTTCCCATCCTCAGCGCCGATGCCGTGGGCAGCTTCGATGGCGCGGGCGATATTGAACAAATCGTGCGCGTTCACGGGCTGCAATTCGCCTTGCTTCCAGTCGAAGCCGATGGCTTCAGAGATCGCGGCCTTTACAGCCCTGTCCGTCAGCCCCTCTTGCCGGGGTGCAGCAGCGGCGGGGGTGGCGAGAGAGGCGCGGACCTGTGCCAGTGCTTCGGCGTCGGTGCGGCCTTCGCCCTTCACGGCGCGGTCGCCCTTGGTGAAAAGCCAGAACGTGTGCGGCACGCCCTGAAGGCGATAGTCGTTGTGTACGGCAACGGCCCAGCCTTCGGCACGCAGCGCATCCGCCACCGCCTGCGCAGCGCCTGCCGCCGCTGGAGGCTCTGTCGGTGCGTCTTGCGAGAGAGCAGAGCGCAGTTCCTCGATCAACTTGGCCGCGATGTTGGCCTGCAGGGTCGTGCGCTCGGCATGCTCAAACGATGACAGCGCGCGGGAGATGGCAGAGTGCGAAACGGCCAACTTGCCAACGTGGTCGATGATGTCGTCGCCCTCGGCGCGCGGCCCAGCAGCCTTCACCACAGCCATCAGGCATTCGGTATCGCTGCCTCGGGCGGGCTCTGCCGGTGCGCTCGTGAGTGCGAGGAGATAGTCGGACACGCTGCATGCGAAGGCCCGCGCCTTCTCTACGCTGTGCCAACCGCCCATCGCGATTTCTGCTGCCTCGTCGAGGATCAATGCTTTCTGGTCACTCATGGCTCTTGTCTCCTTGGGGGTCGGCTGCGGAGGCGCGACGAGGAAGCAGCGCATCGCATTCAGCGCGCTCGCGGTCGTCAAGCTGGTGGTATAGGTCGCTTTGCAGTACGCGCATCGCGAGCGCAAATCCAGGTTGATCTCCCTCGTGGGCTTCTGGTGCTTCGCTGCGCGATGCGAGGGCGATCAACTCGTCTGCGATGCTCGACAGGTTGTTGCGCATGTCGTTCTCGCTCATGTGAGCGGCGGTGTGCGCAAACTGCGACAGCTTCATCAGCGCTTCCTCGCGCGAGGCAATTCGACCGAGCGCGCTGTCGAGGTCAGACTTCGGGACCATGAGCACGGTTTCGGTGGGGCGCGCAACGAGAGGTTCATCTGTGCCGTCGCGGAAGCAGCAGTTGGCCGGCCAGCAAAGTTCCGGTGCTTCGCATGGGCGCGGGTCACCATCGCAAAACGCCTCGTGACAATGGCCGTCCCAATCCTTCCGCGAGCGCCGAAACTTCGCGACGGGCACCTCGATCTTGATGACCTTCGAAGGCTTAGTCATGGGCCTTCTCCTGCTTGTTGCTGGGCGCGGGGCGGCGCAGTTTGAGGACTTCATTCGCGATGATGTTCAGGGTGCACGCAAGGGAGCCGCTCGCCGGGAACTGCTTCGCGAACTGACGCAGTGTGAGATTGATGTTGGCCCGCACGCCGCCGCCATAGGTTTCGGTCGCGAGGTCGAAGTACCGGCGCTCGGTGGCATCTTCGGGAATGGGGAGATAGCCGGCTGGCGCCTCCTGCTCGCGCGCATCGAGGGCTGCTCCCTGCTTGGGGGCGGAGAGGGATAGCACGAACTTGTCAAACTCCGCGTGCGTAAATCCGATCTCGTGCTGGGTGACCTGCGCTCCGCATGCACGGGCCTTGTTGATGGTTGCTTCGTAGGGAGTGGCGCTGGCAAGAACCGTCTCCGCCCCCTGCTTGCTTGCGGCAGGCAAGGCGGCGCGGGCCTCTTTCCACGCCGTTTGCCACATGGACCAAGCAAAGGCGGCGCGGCTCCACTGGTAGCTATCGCCAGCGCGCCCACGCTCAGAAGCGTGAGAAGGCACGCCTACGAAATACGCAGCTTCAAACGCTTCGCGCTCGCCCGTCAAGCACTCTTTCTTGAGGTGGGAGGTCATGGGGTGATCCTGGTGGTCTTGTCGATGGTGTTGGAAGCCTTTTCACGAGCGAACGTTTCGCAAGCGATGCGGTAGGCTTCGTCGGCCTTCTCGCGGCTGACGTGCCCCGCTGCAACAAGCAGTTCGATCGCCCAAGCGGTCAACGGGTTGTTGGTGTCTCTGCCCTCGTGAGCGGCTGGCGCTTCGTTGTGCGATGAGATGGGCGGATGGTCGAGTACAAAGCACGCGATGTGCCGGCCAGTGCCTTTGCCAGTCGTTCCGTCTTCGGTAGCGACCCAGCGCACATCACCGAGGTTGCGTACCTTGGCGCCGGCTTCGAGCAGCATGAGCACCCACTTGTCCATCGGATAGACCAGCACCACGCGCTTGCCCTTCTGGTGCTCGGCGATGGCCTTGCGTGCCCATGCTGTCGGGCCTTTCTTCCTGCCCTGATGCATGATGGATCCGAAGGGCGGGTTCACGTAGCTCGACTGACCCCAGTCGCACGTCAGACCGTCGAAGTCTTCGGGCTTCGGGAACGGACAGGGATCGAAGTCGAATGAAAACTCTTCGTCCAGGC